CAGCAAAGTACGCCACCGCTCCCGGGCAAGCCCTATTATTGGTGGCGGACACCCCGCCCCAGCTCCCGAGGCAGGAAAGTGTCCGGACTTTCGCACCGGACGTTGCGCGACAGCAGATACCGCTGCCGAGGCTGCCCATACCGCACCTGCAGCCGGGCAGACATGCAGGTGGCGAGTCCGGCCGGACGTGAGGGTCAGGTTGTCAGCCGCTCCGACGAGCGATTGGGCTGAACCCTCCTGTTGCTGCCGCTCGTTTATTCCCGCCCAGCACAGCGCCAAAGGCTTCTTATGTGGACACGAGGGAGCTCCTCGTGCGCCGGACCGCCCACCGCAACCCCCCTATAGCTTCACGGGCCAAGAGGGCCTCACCCCACACGGGTGAAAGGGGCCGAGCCCCACGGCGACCATTCCGAGAAATCTTCCCCCAGAGGCGGTGATCAGCCCTGGCATGGTGTCTCGGGAGTGCTCTCGAACGCCAAAATCCGAAGATTGGCTACCAATAGGGTGCGGCCCTTCGGGGCTCCTGACAGACTTCACGCCGCGGCACAGAGGCCCCAGAACATTGGGCGTGTACCGCGTTAAGCCAGTTCCTCACGACTGCCGGGTCGGGATTGTGGTAGATGCCTAGCCTGTCACGGCATTAGGGCCGAAGCCTTCGGACTAAGACGGGCACCATGCTGTCATCAGCTGGCAACACCAGGGACGCAACCCCCTGTGCAATTCCGTGCCCTCCCACGACCCTCCCCCTACCCATAATGGGTGAGTGAGGCCTGGTGCGTCAAACCCAGGTTTTAACGACGCAGCCGCTAGCACTGGCATTAGCTGCCAACACGGGGGACGCAACACCCCCTGTGCCACCCCTTGGTGCCTACTGGCAACACCTCCGACACGAGCCTGCTGGCCCCCCCTGGGGTAATATCCACATATAACCCCCGACCTGCCTGTAACCATGGGATCCGGTCGCCGGCCGCCTGGGCTGACCCAGCCGGGCTCCGAACGGGGCATTCCACCCGCCCCCAGCGTCACCGCCAGGGCTCTATGTACCGTCCCCACGCGAGCGTACACGTACTGGCGTTAGCTGCCAACACAGATGGGGACGCAACCCCCCCTGTACTATGACAACAGAAGGACCCGCACAGGCGCCGGGTCCCTCACGCCGACCGAAGAACAATCCTCTAGGCTGGGACAAACACTGGCATGAGCTGCCAACACGGGGGACGCAAAACCCCCTGTGCTATGAGAGCCAAAGGCCCACTGCCACAGGTCTAGAAGACGGGTCTCTCATAAGCAGCATGGCGGTGGCTAACTAAGGAACATAAGTCCCTGCCGTCCCGGGTCTCAACCTCCAGATCTACAGTCTGCCAACTGTCCGGGGGCTTGAAACCACGAGATAGAACCGCCTCCATGCGCCGCTGAGCCTCCTCCGGAACCCCCCAGGACTTTTCGAACCCTACCCGGGCCTCGGCTGTTATAGGAACCTTCACAGCCTCCTCCCAGCGGACCCCTCGGGCAAGGACCCGCTTGTACTCAAAGTCATCCACCTCAGCCTTAGAGAACCCGGCAGAGGCGGTAGCCCTGAGCAGGGCGTGGGCAAACTCCTGCAGAACAGGAATGCCCCTGTTGAGCACGGCCTCGCAATAGGCTATGGATTTAAGCACCCGTAATCCCCCCCGCGGATCGGAGAAATGCTTATACCCACATGCTGCGTGACTCATGACCTTAAAGGGATCACGCACCATGGTCCAAGTGCCACCAACAAAAGCTGGCTTGGACTGCCCAAACACGACCGCCTCCAGCTCCGACACGGGATCCTCCAAGCTCATCTCAAATCCGGCCTCCTCAGCAACCGTGGGGAATGTTTCCCTCCAAGCGGGGACGTCACTGGCAGTCAGGAACAAGATGGCATTGTCCCCGTCAACCAGGCAGTCGTACCTGGTGCGCAACCTCCGGGCCACCGCCATTACAATCAGAACCATGACAATGCTATTGCCCATGCCGGTGTTGTAACCGCCCGAAGCGCGCGCCCCCCCCAGCTTGAAGTCCACACCCTCCCCACTACCTTTACTCGAGAGCTGCCACGATAGCAGTCGTGCCAGCCTCGGGCTGCTGTTGAACATCCGATAAAACGAGTGCTCAATGCGGAGAACGTCTTTGGTAAAATGAGACTCGAAGGACTTGCCATCCACCTCAAAGACCCTGCAGTCCGGGATGGATGACATCTTCTTCCGAATCAGAGACGCCCTTTGGGTAGGGCTCAGCCCCTTGGCAACCAACCGTGTGTGAGTGTAGAACTGCGATCCGAACCCACGCAGTCCTCCATACAACACGTGTTCGATAGGCTTCAGATAGCTAGCCAATTCAAGGTTATACCTCGGTGCGCGAGCCATGATCACACGAGGCTTATGGACCTTATCCTTGGCCAGTTTCTCACCTTTCACAAAGGCCTTGATCTCGGAGTCCCTGGGTTTGCAAAGCCCGTCCTCGCGCAGAGATCTAGCTGCCTCAGCATAACGAACACGCAGCCTCTTTTCAGTATACGAGGCTACCACACGGTCGAAGTCCCACTGCTCCACTGGAGCTTCCACCCGCCCCCTCAGCACGCGTCTGAGGTTCCTCGAACAAACTCTAACGTATTGAAACGAGGCAGGAGGGTGGACACTGATGGGACCTATGGTCCGCTCTAAAAGGCCGCGGACCAAGTTGTGTGCACAGGGGCTGTGCACCTGGGGCACCCAGACACCGGGGAGGCTCGGCGTCCAGATGCGATACATTCTACGCCTCCCATTCTCGCAAAAGTCAGCCACGGGGTCGGTGACCGTGAAGCTACGGCCAGGGCCAGCCCCCCCCCGACGCGGGGTATGGCCCAGGCAACAACTCACCGACCACCCATGGCTTTCCTAAGCGGGCAGCGACAGCTGGTGCACCCCAGCTGTCAAGGTCCCCGGCTGCGGCCCAAAGAACCGCAAGGATGGTTTCAACACCTCCCACCAGGAGGAGGTGTGCTCCTTGACCACGCCCTTGGCAAGGGAACCAAGGACGTCCACAGACCACCTGCCAGCCTCGCCTCGGAGCGCCGAGACCGCAGCCACCTCATCGGGCGATGGCAACGAAGCGAGTACGAGGGTCCCGGGTAGGACCCGACAGAGGTCAGTGGCGCGGATGCCTTCCTCCCTCCCCCAGAGTCTTGCTCGAGACCGCAACGAAGCGAGCAGACCCTCGGTTACAGGACGAAACATCCGCACCAAGGAGAGTTCCGCTAGGAGCTCTGGGCAAACCCAGAGGGGCCGGCCACCTTGACGAACAAGGCCTTCCGAACCTCCAAACGAAACCAAAACCATGTACACCCCCCTGACGCGAGGGTGTTTCCTGGAGTCCGGTTTTGAATCGGGCTCCTCCGGGGCAACGGCGGCTATCGTCTTGGCGCCACCCAAGACTTTGACTCCTGTCCCTTCCCACAAGGAACGCATCCACGCTTGAGCAAGCGTCTCACCCTCCCCAACGAGGTCTGACCACCAGCTGGGTAAGGATTTGGCGGATTGCTCGGCCAGCCTCGTCAGACGGCCGCGTGGACGGAGTCGTAAGCCCCTTAGACGTCTCCAAGGAGCCTTGGTGGAGGCAGTCAGCCCCACCAGATCTTTAGCCTCCGCCCGATCACCCTCGACCGCTTCGAAGTGCTCGAAACACTGGAACCCAAAAGGGTCCCGGGCTTCTCGCAACTGCTCGGCGGCGGGCTCCAGGACGGAGAGGTGCTCTTCCCCCTCTTCGGACGGGGGGCCCCCCGCCCCGCCACCACCAGGAGCGGGGGGGAGTTTAACCACAATCCTCTCTGGAGCACCAAAAGAGAGGATTGAGGGTGCTCTCGCGCGGGAAAACACGGGGTGACTTTCGG